GACTCACAATATTTCCACATCATCTCATCTGAGTATGCGGGTATTCTTTCGAGTATGTCCATTAGATTATTTGTTTGTTACACGTTCCACATCTTACACTTCTACCATATTTTGGTATTGTTGGTTTCTTACAGTCACATATATTTTTTACAACGGGCTTTGGAATAGTTATCTCCGAAAATCTTTCGTCATATATTTTACGCAACTCAATACATTCCTCATACATCTCCTCTTGTTCAAAGTATGCAATCATAATCAATAGTTTTTCTTCCTCTATATCTTCGCTCGGCAAATGAATCACCATATTTAAACCTGAATACAATAAGTCCTCTATTGAAATTTTACCCGTAACTACATTAAATGAATTTAGCATAGCAATGTGAATGTATTGTTCGTCTGTCATCGTATTTTTTTTATTAATAATTTGTTATAGCAAAACTCAAATGTCAAACCCCAAGCAATTGAAAATATAAATATATCAAATATGCCTAACATCGGCTTATAAAAAATAATTGCAAATGAAATAAACATTAGCATAAGAGCCTTTGCTAAATGCCATCCGTCCGTAAGGAACGACAGCATCGTACTTGAAAATAAAAACTTCTCTCCGTTTGCTTTCTCGCCCCACTGCCATTTGTTTCTCCAAGACATATTCCAATCCCAAAATTGACGGTTCTTTGGAATACTAAAAATTGAAATGTAGTATCTCGTTGATAGCACATCCATTACCGCGTTACAAAACGCTGCGAGTATTATAAATATTAAGCTCATAACTTTTCTAATTCTTCTTTAACTTCTGTCCAAAACTCATATGCTCCGCTTGCTGAATCGTAATGGTATTCATATAGCGTATCAATTACTTCGTTTGTTGCTATTAATGCACATTCTTTAGCTATATCAATATGTAAACAATCACACTCTGTATGCTCTAAAGCTGATGGTGGATGTTGAAATTTACCAATTAATTCTCTTGCTTTTTCTTTTGGTGTCATAGTTTCTCTGTTTCTATAAAAAATAACTCATTAATAACTTCTAATACTTCTACTAATGCATTCTTAGCACCCGCTTGGTATTGGTTGAAATCTGCATCTAACTCGTTAGCCTTATTTTCAACTATCTCTCTTAATAATTCAACTCCTGTTCTCATAGTCTATTTATTATTGGTCCAAAATTATTTTTAATTTTCTCTTGCTTATCTAATTCACTTTTCAAATTGGATGCCATCTCTTCGTACCATCTCGCCTTACTCAAATCTCTATCAACGGGTTGGTTTGGCTTATGCCCCAATCTCATACGATACTTGAACGCATTCATCTCGCAATAAGAAATGTATTTTTCTTTGCCCCAAATGTCTATCATCATCTCGTAGACTTCCTTCCCACCAACCTTGTAGTGGGAAGGGTTTATGTAATCGTAATCGTTACTCATTGTTTAAAATATTTTGATTAACTGAATCTTGTTTCTTTTTAATTATTATCCAACGCCCTTGTTGGTCTCTTCCCTCTTCGGGCATTATGCCTTCTTTAAATATTCCGTAAGCAATTAACCACTTATAGAATCTTGTTCTGCTGATTGTCATCTTTGCCTTTGGTCCGTAGTCAGGATACTCATTGATAAAGTCTTGATACAAGTCTTGCTTGTACAATCTTCTTTCTGACTCAAGATGTCTGTATGTCTCTTGACCGTCAATCAATCCACACCACTCGATAAAGTCGTGACACGTTTCTGCTGACAGCTGACGAATCTTTAAGTTCACAAATTTAGATTTAACTAATCCCGTATTTAAAAACCCTTGCAGGCATCCAATCATATAATTGTCAAACTCGCACCAATCATCATCGCTCCAATCGCCAAACATTAACTTACCAAACTCATCAAGCGGAGTGTGGGTCTTATTGTAATGCTGATGCAACTCAATCTCCCACTTCCTTCTTGCAAATGAATTACCTGAGCCCTTGATAGCATAGTTTGTTGTGATAGCTATCTTAGGTGACTTGCTGAATGGAATCTTAATCGCATCCTTGTTCTTTTTCTCAAGCGTTAGTCCTTCAGTTACAACTGAGAATAATCTTTCAAAGTCAAAGTATCTCTTCACGTCATCGAAACATAGTATCTGCGTATCGGCTGAGACCAACTGATAGGCAAACGACCTCTCAAATGTAAACGACTTCCCATCTATAACGACTAACTTCTTCATACAGCTAAGCGCATTCATAAACAATCCCTTCCCTGTACCACCCTCGGGGTTATCACTTATAACCTCGTCATTTAAAATTACTGCGGGGCAGAATGATAAATTCTTATGAGCGTGCAGTAGGAATCCTATTGTACTCTCCGTTGAACTTGTCCTTGCCTCGTCGTTACCACAAATGTTTGATATAAACTTCTTATAATCGCATCTGTCTGTTACTTCACAAATATTAAAATTCCTATCAATCACGTGGTCTTTCCAAACGTAACCGCCCAAGTCCAAGTAATCTATTGGTATAATTTCCTTCTTTGTAATCTTAACCGCACAATTCTTATAGTAAAGGTACGCAGAGTCTTTCGTATCTTCAATAAAATAAATATCAATTGTTGAAAGCATCGATAAAAATTCTTCCTTAAAGAACCTCGTATTGTCCGCAAAGTAATTGTAGACGCTGATGTCGTCCAACTCGAATAGGTGCGCAAGCACGAAATCTTTAATCTCTTTCTCTGACGTGTGGTCGATTAGGTTATTGGTTACTTTCACAAATACGTAATTCTTACCACCCTCAGGGCAATACTTATAGAAGCCATTGTCTTCCAAGAACTGCTTGAACTGTACGTGCACAATCTTTATAACTCCTCTATCGTTTCTGTCCCAAAAAGTTTGCATTGCGTTCTCTTCCTCAACTTTATTAAGTACAGACTCGATGGTCTCGCTCTCCAAATTGGAGTCTTGCAATTGGATGCGAATTTCTTTTTTTGATACACCTCTCCTCAGTTTTGCTTTTATGGTATTGATACGCTCCTCATCCTCGTAGTACTTAGTACCGAAGTTCGCTGTGTGCCTATACGCAGAGTCAATGGTTGTTCCAATCTCTCTTAGTGTAAAGTCTTCTGTTGCAAACTGATTGATTACATAAGACGCAAGACTCTTGTTAATACCGAAGTCATTGAACGCCATCGCAAGCACATACGCATTCTGATTACGTTGTCCCTCGTGCATAGGATATTTTTTCTCCCACCACTTTACAAGTATCTCCACAATCTTATTCTCATCTGTGATAGGTATGGTTGCCTTGTCTCTCGTTCTACTTACCTCAGTGTACTCAGGCTCCTCAATCTTATCCCAAATACTACTATTATCATTAATCGCAATTAGAGGGTCATACGACTCGTAACACACTCGGCTGAGGTTCTTGCTCGTCTTATCGAAATAAGCCGAATTAAAGTACTTTTCTAACGAATTGAAGTACATCGTATGGTTCTCTGCATCTGCCGGAATCTTCACCAACACTTTTAAGCCATTGCCCGAAGGGGAAATGAATACTGAAAACGCATACTTGTTCTTTGATAAGTTCTCCTTGTCTTGCAATAGTTCTTTCTGCTTTGTATAGCCATCAAAGTCCAAACATATCAATCCTGAATGCTCAAGTAATGAGGCATCTGTTCTCTTATTAAACGTACCACTAAAACATATCGCAGGTAACTGCTTCTTTAGTTCCTGTCTCTCAGGCTTATTCTTTTCTAATCGTATTCTCTTTACTAAATCCTTAGTAGCACCGGCTCCGTCCTTGATTCTCTCGAGTATAACGTGTACGTCTCGGAAGAATGGTGTGTCAGTATCTCTAATGTTTTGGAATATCGTCACGTTATGTACCATCTTATGTCGGTTTTATGTCGTTTTAAACTATCTAACTATCTGATTACTAATACTAATGTCGATTATGTCGATTTTAAGTTCAAATTATAATCAAAGAAAATAAAAAGAATATAAAAACACATATAGAGAATATAGGGAAAACACATCGACATTTTCGTCACGCATTAGAGGTAAAAAAAGGGGAAGTTTTCACTCCCCCGATTCTTTTTCTAAATGGGTGTTAATTCTAAAATGGAAGTTCGCCATCTTCATCTTCTGCAACCTCAGGTTCAGGTGCCTTTTGCTTAGGCGTAGCCTGTTTCTCCGATTGTGGCTTCATACCACTTTGTGCAGTCGGCTCGTAGGTATCTAACTCAATGTAATAATTGCCACTACGTGCAGTCTTTACATTAAGGTTAACCCATCCGCCTTTCTCGTGCTGTCTGATGAATGCTACTCCATCGTCTGCCTTGATTGATAATCGCCCAACTACAAAGTCAGGTGCTTTTTCGTTTCTCTTAAATGAGAATCCGTCTGCAAAGATTTTTTCTTCGTTTGCCATTTTGTTCTGTTTTTTTTGTTGCCTCAGTCTATTTGTACCAATCAAAGACCTCTGAGGCTAAGCCTATAATTGGTTGTAGTCAGAGTGGGAATCGAACCCACACAACTCTTACGAGTGCTCTAATTCCTCTAAGACTCCATTTAATTAGGAGCATTAAGCTATCTGACTCCCTGTGTCTTTGAAGACACTTGCTTCGGGGGATGCAATATTATAACAAGTACTCGTCAATGTAGTAGTTAACTATATCATCCGTTGGCTTAGCACTAAAGTATTTATTATACACCTCAATAGCTTTGCCTACTTTGATTTCGCCACCTTTTACAAAGTCTTCTGTTGGTCTAAAAATACCAAGTACTCCGGTGCCTTTGTCAATCACGTAGAACACCAATGGCTTACCAAACAACTCCTGATAAATATAGCACTGAGAGTCGTAGTTATACGACTTCGCACTATACTTGAATTTATGAATGTCGCTCGTAGTCTTAAGGTCAATCACTGAATTGTCAGTGACAATGTCAGCCTTCCCCTTCCACATCATACCCTGAATCTCTGCGATTGCCGGAACCTCGTACTGACTGCCTGCTTTGTAAATCTCATCGTAGAACGCAATGTTCCCGTTGATAATGTTAACAAGGTTTTGAATCTCGTCCTGCTCCTTCTTTAACATACAAAAAGGTAGGTTGTTTTCTTCGCAAAACAACTTATACTCTTTGGTAGTACGTGTACTTACATCTACAGCCGGCATACCCTTCGCCTTATCAGGCTCCAAAATTAATTGATGAAAGTATCTGCCATCCATAAATGCTTTGTTATCCTCACGTGTCTTACCAAAGTCTTGAGGGTTGCTAAGTAATATGCCTATGTCAGAATTAGATAGGTAGTTCTTACCAATACCATTGTAGTATTGATTGTCGTCACGTAGTGCTGAGATAATATCTATATCTGCCATTGTTATGCGTTTAAAATGTTAGCGATTTCTTTCTTTAATGCAGGGCTTACTTTGTACTTGCGAGTAATTTGTGCACCAATCTTTTCAATACCCAAAGACTTGTTAGCCGTTACGTACTTGATTACTGCATTCCAATTATCTGAACCTTTCTTTAAATCAGGCAACCCATCTGCTGTTGCAGGTGCTGTCTTCTTAGGAGCCTCAACTTTTGTAGCCGTAGTCTCTCCCTCAGGTAAATCCTCTCCTGCATAAATATAAATCCCTAACCCAAACATCGCTAAGTTCTTAACTAAGCAACGCATAATGGTTTTGTTAATGTCGAACGTAGTCGCTGACTCAACCTTCTTGTCGCCATAGCGTGAACTATAGCTGTACTCAGTCTTCTTCATTGATTTGTTCGCACCATCCATTACCGGCAACCACATCTCAAGCGTCTCGCCTTCGATAGTTACTGTGGTGTGACACATAAATCCAAGTGCATCGTCATAAGTCGTTTCACCGATTTTGTACGTGGCATCAGGGCACTCAGTCTTTGTCTTTGACCAAGCCCAAGCCCAAGATAGATAGGTTAAATTACTTTTCTTTTCAACGTGGTCGTTCACGTTAATGGCGGATAGCCTTTCAAAAACCGTTGGTTTCTTTTCCATTTGATTTGATTTGATTGATTGATTTGATTAGATAAATACAGCACGCTCTACATCCTTGACAATAGACACATAGTCTTTGTCTTCTGCAATCTTCTGCTCAACCGCAGTGATTCCGTGAATGATTGATGAGTGCTTAATGTCGTACCCTGCTTCGTTCATATACTTTTGGATATAGGTAACTTGCATAGGTCTCTTTGAGCATAGGTAATACACGAGATGCCTCGCATCCACAAACTCCCTCTTCTTTGATTTTGAGAATATGTCCTCCTTTTTTATATTAAATAGGTCGGCAACCCTCTCCACATACTGATTAAAAACATCGTGCTTCATAAAATAATTTAATTTAAGACAACAAATATAAGTGAATATGTTCACACATCGTTCATTTATTTGTTAATTTTTTCCCACAATTTTACCTCTGCCTCGTCAAGTGAACGGCTCTTAAATTCATCGTCTACATAAAATTCTCCTGACTCTAAAACTTGTATGTACATTCCCCCCACGTAGTGTACAACGTCAGTACAGTCCTTACGTAACTTTTCATTTGGATTCTTGTCAAGGAAAGATTCCTTGCACATAAAACGCCCGCTGTTGATAAATTTTTCCATTAGATTAAAGTTTATGTGGGCATAAAGCCCACGTTAATTTGATTAAATTCCGTACAAAGATAGTTCAATTTATTTATAAAACAATAAATCGCTATACTTCACATACACAAAACCATCGTGTGTGATTTTGTCTGCATTATCCCACGATTCTTTC